ATGAACTCACAGATTGTTACACTACCCCCAGGTATGGACATCAATGATTATTACTTAGCCAATGGCATTGATGCCACGCGGAAGTTACTGATAGGGGAGTCGAATGTATGACAATGACAGAGAACGAATGGGTCATAATGCTACAGACTTTGCAGCATATGGGCTTTCACATCTTGCAGCAGGACAGAGCAACACAACTGATACTCATACGCCCACAACCAACCCGCTAGTAGATCACGCTGCTGTTACTGGCTACCGTGGGCAAGGTGTTACAACTGAGGACTTAACATCCTTCATTGAATCCTTTGCATCTCTTCGTGCTCATCGTGTTAAAGGTGTAGGCCACGACCAATACTCACACGCAAAGGGTCAGAAGTTTGAGTCCTTTACTGCATCAGATACCGTCAGAGAATTGATTGAAGAGTTAGCAGATGCTAGCAATTACATAGACTTCCTTGCCATCAAGTTGCTGAACATTCAGCACACTATAGATAGGGTGTTACCAGACTGTGACTGAACTGCATCCAGTAATCTATGACCTAGTACCTAGCGTGGCTAACACTATCCATCGCAGGTATGTCAAGCACGTTGAGAAGGATGACATCAAGCAAGAACTGATGGCGTGGGCTATGACTAGAGTAGAAGATCACACAGTTGATCTAATGGAACCTATCGAAGAGCGACGCAGACATAACGAACAGCGCATCGCTTGGCAGATGAAGCGTGCAGGCGAACGCTATGCACGCAAGGAGAAGGCTGCTAAGTCTGGCTATCAAACTAATGATGAGGTTTACTATCAGACAGCTACCCTTGGTCAGTTGCTACCCTTTGTTATTGCATCAGTTATAGATGGCACAGTACTAGAACAAGCACAAGAGATGATTAAAGATGGGCAACCTAAAGGTTCATCATCTCCAGCAGAAGGTGGCAACCTGCTTGCCAACCTCATAGATATTAAGAATGGTTTCCTTAAACTAGACCAAGAAGATCAGACGCTTCTTAGGCTACGCCACCACGAGAACTTTACCTTGCAACAGATAGCACAATTCCTAGAGTGTGCTGTCTCTACCGCAGATCGCAGGTGTGATAAGTCTTTGCGTAGGTTGCAGGATAATCTCGGTGGGATCTCGCCTTGGCAATGAACGAAGAGTTGTTGTTTACCTTCTTGCGTGAGAGTTTATATCCTGATCTAGTAAAGAGTGAGGGTATCTTCGATGCCTATGACTGTATCTCTTTGCAAGCAGGCCACTACATAGAGTTAAAGTGCAGGGCTACCCACTACAACACCTTGCTGATTGAAGAGATGAAGTATCGCAAGCTGATAACACAAGCAGCAGAGCGCGATCTTGTCCCCTACTACATCAACTCTACCCCTGCCGGTATCTTCTCCTTTGATCTGATGGATTTACCGGAGCCAATATGGTACGTGCAGTATCTACCAGCCACCACTGAGTTTGATAGGATTGAAAAGGTTGACAAGTTAGTAGGTTATCTACCCATAGAGGAGGCGGTGCAGCTCTGATGCAGTACGACTATCGTTGCCCTGATTGCAACACAGTATTAACTATTGAACGCAGTATCCACGAGGAACCTCGTGAGCCGTCCTGCTTTGACTGTCACATACCAATGGTACGTAAGTGGGACTCACCTGGTGTAACCTTCAAAGGTAAAGGGTTTTACTCCAACGGAGGATAGTGTTATTATTTATTCCTCGGCAGCAACCGCTGTAGAGTGCTAGCAAGAAGCCCCCGCCAGTTACGGCGAGGGCTTTTTGTTTTGCTAGGAAAGGGTTAGAAACCCAGCAGATCTATTAGTTGTTTACCTATGGTGCGAGTGTACACAGGTGGGATTGCTTCTACTAATTCTCCCCAGATCATCCAGTCAATTCCCATAGCTTCACGCGCTTGCTCTATAGTCTTTGCGGTATGCCCCCCCCCCGGAATTTCATCACGCATAGATCCGTAGATACCAACTGGCTTTCCCTGCTTCTTGTGGTCACATACTGAGCCAGTTAATTGCACGTTAGACTCAAAGAGTCTATGCCTACGTACCTTTAGATTAAATGATGAGCCACAAAATTGCACTGGGTTAATCAATGGAGCACCCGGCACGTTCTCAATCACATAAGATTTACCACTAGCAATCAACGCCTCTCGTGTCTGAGGTATTAGATCTATCTTGTCCGTGCTCTTGCCCTGAGCGTTACGTAAATGCTGAGTGCGTGAGTGTGTTTGACACGGTGGGCTAGCTGCAATCACGTCAAAGGTACGCAAGTAATCTAAGTCTTGCAGTATCTCCAAGCAATCTGCCTGTATAAACTCATACGGATAACGCTTCTGCTTCTTGATGTCAATGCCTACTACCTCAAAGCCAGCGTCAGCGTAGCCTTTGCTCGCTCCTCCTGCCTTACAGTAAAGGTCAAGCAGTTTCATCAGTACCAGCCTCGTCTATCGCTGTGGTTTTTAGCGCGACACGCGCTCCCTCCGTAGCGATGACTAAGGTATCTAAGACCGTGAAGGATTTGGTATTCAGGTCGGCTATCTTTCTCTCTAAGGAGCTGAGCAATACCGTAAGCTGTTGATTGCTTGTTGTCTGCAAGGTGGTCAAACCTGCTCTCACGGGTCCAAAGGGTGACAAGGCAGGTGACTTCTCGCTTACTGTATCCGAGTGCTCTTGCGTAACCAACCGCAAGTGCCTTGTTCTCACGCTTTTCTTCCATTGTTGCGTGTCTTGCGAACACGTTTAGGTCGCTTGGTAGTTTTACTTTTACTACGTGTTGGTCCGGAGCGAACACCCATAGTAACGCTAACACGAGTGTTACTAGCAACCCAGCTTTTACCCTCTGTACTGTCATTCTCTTTCTCCTCCGCTAGCAAATCTCTATACACGTTCGGATAGAGGTGAGATAGGCGCACTAGCGCACGATCTCTTGCTCGTCTGTAGTTTCGATAGTGAATTGCTTGCTTACCGCTGACCTCTTTACTCTCCATTGATCTTGTCCTCCCACACTATAAGGGCATAGACTACCAGCATTACTAAGCCTAAACCTAACCAGTAACTCATAGCCCTACCTCCCTCGCCTGTTGGATAATCTCAGTTATGTCTATCGTTTGCCCTACCAAATGAGCGTCCTCCTCATCACTATCCCACGCAGATACCAGTATGCGTGAGCCAAAAGGTGCTAGGTATAGCCATTGGATAGCTGACTTGGCCTCTCCCCCACCCCAGCGGATAACGTTATCAGGCTCGACCACTTCATAGAATAGGATTAGGTCAGACTTTGGTGGGTGCATACTGTCTCCCATAAACTTTATACCGCTATCTAGTAGGCGTAATACTCTACCGTCACTCATTGCTCTCCTCCTTAATACAGGTCTGGCATACGCCAGACTCTAGGCAATCGTCCCAAGCGTTGCACTTATCGCAGCAACCTACGCTCTTGTCCTCCTCCAAATTAAAGATACGCGATAGCGCACTGTTGGCACGCTGTAGGTTCTTGATAGCTCGCGCTATCTCCTCCTGTTGTAAGTCCTTCTCTGCTTGATTGAGGCATAGGTCTACCTTAGCCTCTAAGTATTCTCTGTTCATTATGCAACCTCCTCCACTACTACATCGTCATAACCTAAGTCTTTCCATACCTTAACAATTTTAAGAGCTTGTGAATGTGATAATAGATTGCTACTCATTTCGCTACCGCCTACCCATACTGTCCAGTTACTCATTACTCTCTCCCTCACTTGGTAAACACGATACGCACCACGCGGTATCGTTGCCCTCTTTCACTATCTGCCCCTCCACATTTGCCCACACTATGTCGTCAGGATCTAACTGGTCACCGCAGATAAAGCATTTGACCTCTTGCTCTCCCTCGTCCACATAGAATGAGGGTTCATTCCAATCGGGTTCATAACTCATTCGATTACCTCCACGTGTACCGGAGGAAACTCACCAAAACTACCTAGCTCTATCTCTTCCTCATCTAGTAATAGGGTAACGGTTATGTCGTTGATAACCGTCTCATCTATCTTACCGATCTCATCTCCTATGTTATTCATACCGTTGATAGTGGCCTGTTCATAGGCCTCATCACTTAGGTTACCTATCGTGTCATCTAGCTCTAGGCATACGTTAGTAGTAATCGTTAAGTAATCGGTTACGAAAGTAACGCGGTAGTCGTACATTACGCTACCTCTCCCTCTCCACTAAACAATTCAGCGCACTCACAATAGTGACCGCACGTATAGCAGACATATAGCCCGCTAAAGTGAGTGTGATAACCGTAGCTACGGTATCCCTCGTTATCTTGTACATAATATCTACCGTGCATATCTTGTTTAGCGCCGGCGATCTCTCGCTCTCTCTCTAGTGTGCTCATAACATAACCCTTTCGCTATCTCCCTCTACCTTACTACTTTAGTAAGATAGCACCGTACTCTACCGTAACAGTAGAGCACGATACTACACCACTAAGCTATTAGTCTACGTATCGCATAGGCATAAGTAAAGCGCGCCATTCAACCTTAGTAACCGGTAAGTGAATAATTATAGGCTTACCCTTACCGGTAAATTCTACTCTTACCGCGTTACCCTTGCCGGCTATCTTGCCATAGTCTGCAAATAGCGCCGGGTTAAATGCGATCTCACCTAGTTGCTCTCTCTCACTCTTATTTAGTAGGTCATCGAAAGTCTTAGGATAGTTCGCGTCTAGTATCTGCACGGTAATAGAGCTACCGGTTACGCTTACAGTAATTAGGTCACCGATACGGTTAAAGCTAACACGTGAGAGCTTGTTACCCTTAACTAGCGCGATAACGCGCTTAGTATCCTCTAAAGAGATAAGGCTAGGCGATAGCTGCCCGTGCTCTACCTCTATTTTACCCTCTATTAAGCGGTAACGATCCGTGGCACGTGCTACAAGATAACCCGCGCCGGCGCTCTCTAGCTGCACACTATTGAGCGCGTGCAGCGCGTTAGTACCCTTGTCCGCGTGAGTAATCGTACCCTCTAGCAGCTCAATAAGAGCTGCATTTTCTACCTCTACGCTATCGGTTACTACCTTAGTCTCTTCCATTGTGCTCATTATTTAACCCTTTACTACTAACTAGCCGGCTAGGTGCCGACTACCGCTCTCTCACCGTTAAGCAAGAGAGCGATAGTCACTCACCTAGTGAAAGCAGCTTGCCATTGTGCCGATACAATAACCCTCGCCGGGTACGTACCACACGTTACCGCTAAGCCAGAATAGCCCGGCGATTAGTAGCCCGATAGCTATACCCGCGACAAGGTTACCGCGCTTAGATAGCTCTCTCACGCGCTTTCCCTGTCTGTATTATCTATTAAGTCAATATAATCACTTACAGCTTGCGGGTTAGTGGCGTACTCTTTCAATGCGTCGGCTAAGTAATCAAGCTCTAAGTAGCCTAATACCGCTCTAGGCTCTCCCTTGTATAAGCTAGCACCGTAGTGCTCATCACTGTATCCGATTAGGTCTAAGAATATATGGTACGGGGTACCCTTGCTTATGTCGTAATTCATAGACCATTCAATTAGACCGGCTACGTTTTCGCAACCATTCGCCGGTGTCTCTAGTAATTCCCATATTGACTTAGTAGTAGTGCTCATTATTTCACCATAGCCTTTAGTAGAGCCTTGTAGCTGCGGGCATTATCTCCGCGATAGCTGCCGGCATTAGCTAGAAAATAAAGTACTACACTCTTAGCGCTATCGGCGTAGTAAGTATCCTCTACGCTTTCAATAGTTAGCATAGCATTTAGATATTCTGCAGCGTAAGGGTTGATAGTTTTCCAATCTCTAGCAATAGCGCGTGCGATTTCACTAACTGTAAGTGTCTTATTCTCTTGAACTGTAGTCATTTATTTAACCTTATCTGTAGAGCTTGATTAGGTAAGTGTTTAGCTCTACAGGGAGAAAACTACTACGTGACTATACCGTTATGCAACTTTAAGAGCTTATTGCGTGTCATTTATTTAGTGATAACGGTCACACCATTACTTAGACAGTTAGCCTTCATATGTCTAGGATCTTAGTAGCTATGTAGTAGCCGGCGAGAGATAGGGCAAGGCTATCGGCTAGGCAATAGGTCACCGGTTAGAGCTGCAAGGGTAGAGAGCTGCACGGTTAGGGCTAAGGGTTGATAGGTAAAGCGGTTACTTAATTAGGTAAAGGGTTAAGGGTTATGCCCTGCCGGAAGTAGAGTCAGCCCCTATCGCTTTACCAAAACCCTAGACAGTCTGCCCCGTATCTGTCTAACCCTAAGCCGTACGGTTAGGCTACCGCGCAGCAACGGGCACCCGGGCATTGTATTTTACACACGCGGGGTCGCGGTACTCCCCAACAAAAAATATTTGCTAAAGTGAAGCCGAATATGGCTTTGACCTGCGGTTATATCTACTGTGTTACACATCACATTATAAAAACGGGAAATCAAGTAAATTTCCTGCCTTATATATAGTAAGGGGCTTTAATAGGAAAGACCCTGAGCAGTAACGGTATGGCCTCTAGCGAGGCCCCTAGGCCGAGTACTAACTTACCCCTCAGTTCGCTGTGGCTCCTTCGGGCGTCAAGCCCGACCTGCCCAGTACTTTTAGTGGGGATTAGTGTATCTAAAAGATACACGTCCAAACAAAGATTCAGAATACTAGGAACCTAGTAGTTCTAAACTTTGTTGGTAGGTCTATCTACTGGTAGATGAAACCTTCCTCGACTAGTAAAGATAAGATCCGATTCCGGCCCGTCCCCAATAAATTTTAGGAGATCACGTGGCTGACAATAGTGCCGATATCGCCAAGAGAATTATCCTTGGCTGTGTAGCAGAGGGTATGACCATTGAGGCAGCTTGTGCCTCGGCAGGCAAATCCATTAAGACCTACGAGTACTACCGTAGAACTGACAAGATCTTTACTGACAAAGTTGACCGAACACGCCTTGGCCTCAAGGACAAGTCCTTTGCAGCCTCCGATGTACACGACCTTAACTTTTCCGAGTTCCGACAGAAGTACCTACACTCCCGCACCTTTCCACACCAGCAGAACCTGATCGATGTAATCGAGGGCAGGGAACCTGGGTGGTTGCATCCTTCTATGAAGTATGAAAAGGGTCTGGCTAATAACCGTATCCTTTTGAACATCCCGCCCAACCACGCCAAGTCTATGACTGTGACCATTGATTACGTCACTTGGCAGGTTTGTCAGAACCCCAACTTTAGAGTACTCATCGTATCTCAGACCCAGCAGTTAGCTGCAGACTTTCTCTACGCCATCAAGCAACGCCTGACTCATCCAAATTATGAAACACTCCAACAGGCTTACGCTGCTGGCGTAGGGTTTAACTCTAAGTCTGCATCCTGGCAGGCAACCCGTGTCACCTTTGGTGATGAACTCCGTGAGTCATCTGAAAAGGACCCGAACATCGAAGCCGTCGGTATCGGTGGTCAGATCTACGGTAAGCGTGCAGATATGATTATCGTAGATGACGCTGTTACCTTGAAGAACGCTAACGAGTTTGAGAAACAGATCCGTTGGTTAACTCAGGATGTGCGCTCTCGTTTGAACCCTACTGGTAAGTTGATTATCGTAGGTACCCGCGTTACCGCAGTAGACTTGTACAAGGAGCTGCGTTCCGAAGACCGCTACCCTGGTGGCTTGGTCCCTTGGACCTACCTTGCAATGCCAGCCTTGCTGACAACAGATGAGAACCCTGACAAGTGGGAGACTCTGTGGCCAGCATCTGATGCCCCCTTTGATGGACAGACAGAAACAGATTTAGACCAAGACGGCCTCTATCCTAGATGGAATGGTCGTAACCTTTACAACGAACGTCAAGCAATGGATGCATCCACTTGGGCGCTGGTTTACCAGCAGCAAGATATCTCAGATGATGCAATCTACGATCCAGTATGTGTAAGAGGTTCTATTGATGGTATGCGTAAGGCAGGTCGCTTGGTTCCTGGTAACCCAGGCCATCCGCGTGATGTCAATGGCTTTTCTTTTATTTGTGGTCTTGATCCCGCTATGGTTGGTGATACAGCCGCCATTTGTTACGCTGTTGATCGCGCTA